CTAAGCGTTTGTAAATTCTTGATGACTGGATAACGCAAGCCTGTTTAATTGCAATCGGCACAGATGGCCAACCATAAGTTCCTTGAACTTTAATTAACGCTTCGCCACCCTCTATCGGCCACAAGTAATCGCCAACAGCACGAATGGTTGTGTATGGCCAAGGAATGCCATCAAGAACACCGTTCAGCGGCTCAAGTTGGTAATCATCAGTTCCCCAAGTTGTATCAAAAACACCATCAGCGTCTTGCGCTGTTGTGATTGTTACTGTTCCGTTTGCAAGATCGTCTACTTCAACAACAAAATCATCTTGAGCAACAAAGTATCTTGTAGCAGTTCCAGATGAATAAAATTGGCGTGCGGCATAGCCGTCTATAAGTCTTGATGCAGATTCAATTGCCATTTCTAAAAGAGAATCATCAATTGTGTCTGTAATGCGTAAGGCCGCTTTCACCTCATTGAGTGAAGCGTAGCCGTTGGTTATAGCCAAAATAACTCCTAAGTTCTTTGCCTAGTCTATCTGAAACTATAAAGGATTATCATTCATAAACTTATCCATCTGAGAATTAGCCCAAGATGGTGCTCCTCTTTCAATAGAATCAGGTTTTGTATCATCAATGAAAGTATGAACAAATCTATTAGGGTCTTGCTTTGCTCCTGCTTTTAGAATTTTCCACCAAAAAGCAAAGTCAGACCAATAAATCTCCTCTGGCCATCCATCTACTTGATCAAAAATTCTTTTACTAAAAACGCTCATTCCTCTGACGTGACAATGTCTTTCCCTAATTCTTTCTAAGTTACTTGTGAAATCTTGATTTGAAGCAGTTTTTGAATTTGCTCCAATAAAATCATATTTATCAACTAAAGAATCAATAGTTTGTAAACTATTTGGATAATGCCAGTCATCTAAAGAAACTGAACACATCCAAGGTTGGGTTGCTGATCTAAACCCAATATTGTGCATTTTTGTTAAATTATTTGAAGTATCTTCAATTAAAGTTATCGGTAAATTTTTGACCCCAGTTTGGTCATTAGGATTATGAACCATAATAATTTCTTGAGGTTGCGGACTCATTTCTTGAATTTTTTGCCACCATTGAGGAACATATTTAGCATAACCATTTCCATAAGCAACAGAAATAAAACTTATAGGTGCTTTTACCATTTTATAGGCATCCCTAAAGTAGATGGGTGACCTACGTGATAAATCCAAGTTATATCAGATATATGATGAATTTTTTTATTTGCTTCTACTAATTTTTTGATCATAAAAAAATCTTGACCTAATCTATTACCCTCATTATCTTTTTCATAAGAATTTACATCAAAATCTTTACAAAATCCACCTACTTCTAAAATACTTTCTCTTTTTGCTAACCAAGTTATAGGGACTTGTCTAATTTGATTATTATCCCAAGGAGTGTATCTAAATTTTTCTAAATGACCAGCGTCAGGTAAATTTGAATATTTGAAATGTGGGTAAACTAAATCGGCTTTTGTTTCTTTTATTTTTTTATATAAAATTTCTAAATGATTTGGTAAAAGTTCATCATCATCATCAAGAATGGCAATATATTTTGTTTTTGCTTTTGAAATCATTGAATCTAGCATTGTTGGATGACCCTCACGTTTATCATCAAGTTGGATCAAATGTTTTTTTGGTTTTAATGTTTGATTTTTAACACTTTGAACTGCTCTTTTTAACAATTCGGCCCTAATACTTATAGTTGCTGTGCAAACAGTTATATCTCCTGTTTTAATCCCAACCATATTTTCTCCGTCTTTTAATAGACCATCTTCCCTCTGTAAAGTCTTGAGTTTTTATTTTGCTCTGCATATATTCAAAATTTGCGCTAAAACTTAAATCGTTTTCTTTTTGGAATCCTGCTTTCAAAGTTGATGAATTATCGTGAGCAATAGGAATAAAAGACTTGATTACTTCAATATTATGAAACTCACAACGTCTTTCATAGTCATTATCTTCAAAATATGCTGGAACAAAAGATTCATCAAACAACCCGACTTTGTCTACAACTTCCCAACCTAAACTAAAAGCACACCAATTAGGAGCACCATTAGAAAGAACAAGTTTGTCTTTTCTTGAAATTTCTTGAAACATCTTGAGAGAATCCCCACCCCACTCAACATCAAAATTAGAAATCAACCAATAATCCGACTGAGGTAAAGATTTAATTCCAAGATTCCAAGAACCAGGAACACCAAGATTGCTTGGTATCTTTATATGCCAAATTTTTGATACCCATTGATTCCAAAAAGGTTGCCAGTTGTGACCTTTTGATCCGTTATCTATTACCAATAAATCTTTGATTGGGTAGTTAATAGACTTGATCATTCTGTCTAATAGGTCATATCTTGTTAAAACAGGGACAATCATTGCTGGTATCAAGTTATGTGTCTCCAATCATAAACTTCGCTAATTTTGGCCTTTTAGGCTGTTTTAGGCCTATCAGAAGCCACTCTTGCAAATATGCTGTCTAAAGTAGGTTTCCATTGAGTTTCAAACACAAAATCGGCATCATATTGCTTTGCAAATTCAATAGCCTTTTCTGAAACCCCACGACCTCTGTTATATGACTGAACTAAGGCATCAACTATTTCTGGAACAGATGGAATATGAAACCAAGACTTCTGCGGCGCATCCCAATAAGGTTGCCCACCAATTTTCCAACCATCACCACAAAGTTCGGTTGAAGCAGCAAAATTAGAAACAATAACAGGAACACCACACGCTTCAGCCTCAATGGTAGGAATTCCGAACCCTTCTCCCATACTGGTTGCAAGTAACACATCCATACCAGAATATATGCAAGCCATAATTTCTTGACTGATTCCTGAACGAAGTAAATAAGGATCAGGAAAAATAACTTTTTCAGCAGGAATACCGCAAGACAAAATTAAATCATTCATTCTGATACCACCCATAGAACCAGATGGGTCAGTATGTATATATAAAACTGCATCATCATATTTTTTAGCAAACATAGAAAATGCTAAAAGATTTTCACCAAACGCTTTACGAATCGGTGTTACACCTTTATTAGCAGCGTTCATTCCAACAACGAATTTATCTTCACTAATTTTCATAAACTCACGACCAGTAATCGAAACACCATTTGGTGTTAGAAAACTTTTAGTTGGTTTGAAAACTTTTTCAATAGCGTGAGGAACATACCAAGATTCAATTCCAACATTTTCTAACATATCTTTACCAAACTTACTCATAGCAATTGGATAAACAAAAGGCATACGACACCACGCAGCAACTTCAGGTGGTGCAGGAACGTGATCAATAGGAGTCCAAGAAGCAACAGGCCAGTCAGCCCATTTCTCACCTTTGAAAACCCATACATCAAACAAAGTCATCAATAAATGTTCAGCATCTAAATCACGTCTTGACCAATCGTGCATATGTGCAGGAATAACATCATTTGACCACATATCCATTCCGCGTGGATAAACAGGAATAGTTCCAGCGGGAGAATTCCAAATAGTTGCAGATGCTTCTAAACCATAATTTGATGCAACAGCGACATCATTGCCATCTGCTTTAAGTCTTGTAATTGCTTGAGCAGTTTGCTGACCATAACCAGTTGCAGCCCAAGGTGCATTAGATACCCAAAGAATTCGTCTTGGGTGTTGTACAACATTTTGTACGATTTTGTTTTGTTTTGCTAATGCTCTTTTTTGTTCACGATTCACGCAGGGACTCCATATGTACGCAGGGTGTCTCCCACCTTATTACAGATGGGAGACGAGTTATGTCTGAGACACGGCCTGCGCTCCGTGTCCCAGACGATTGTTCAAATCAGACTCGGTTTAGGAGTTTGCTGATTTGAAGTATTTAACGTGACTGGTTTGAATTAGGTTTCCATCAACACGGAATGTTGCACGGAAAGTTACCAAATCAGATGAGAAAGCAAAATCATCTGAACGATCTAATTTCAATCCACCAACTTGACGAACATAGTAACTTGGCAAGTTACCGAAAATCACAGGTTTGGCTGCTGATGCTGCTGAAGCCATTGCTGGGTTTTCGAATATTGGATAACCAAGTAGTAAGTCGCGAGCATCTGCTGAAAGAGATGGTGTGAACAAGTATTGTCCAGCGTTATCTTTCAACTTACGCACGTTAGCAATAGATGCAGAGTTCATTTGGAAACCAGTTCCAGGAAGTCTACGACCCATTGTGTCAATGCTGTAAACAAGATCAATCAAGTTATCAGCAGTTGGATTTAATGCAGTTCCAGTTACAGCAGAACCTGCACGGTTTACAATTCCGTTTGGTTGTACTGTTCCTGTGCCTATTGTTAAGGCTTCGTTTACTGCGTAACCCATTGCGTTACCTGTTTGTGCAGCAAGGAATCCAAGAATATCCACGCCAGCATCTTCAATCAATTCACGTGAAACTTGGGTCAAGAATGAGTACTTGAATGCACCAAGAGTTACGAAGTTGTTGAATGTTGGGTCAGATTCTCCGATTGCGTTGCCCTCTGAAGTTACAGTTCCAGTTGAATATGCACTCAATGATGGAATTTGTAGGTTTTCGCCACCTGCAGTATTTAAGATGGTTGAGGTTTCTAGCATTGGGCCAACTGTTCTAGCCAACATAATTACTTGGTCATAGAAAGAAGTTGGAACTGGTGAACCAGTTGAACCCTTAGTTACATCACGCTTTTCGAAATCGTATGAGCGGATTTCACCACGTGCCATTGCACGGATTGCTTCTGCGTCATCTTTTTCGTTGCGTACTTCTGCAACTGGGCGTGCTTGATTTTCTAAACCTTTCATTGCTTCAGCAGCGCGAAGTTCGCGATCTGCATCTGCTTTTAAGGTTTCGATTACCTTTGCGCGTGAATCTAGGTCAGCAGAAATACGTTCGTATTTTGCATTTTCCTCAGCAGTTAAATCGCGCTTTTCTGCTGCTGCTACATCAAGAAGTTCTTTGGCTTCTGCCCAAGACTTTTGACGTGCTTCGTGCTGTTGTTTAATGTATTCAGACATTACTGAATCTCCTTATAGGATGGATTTGTATTTGAGTATCTGCGAGGCTCACTCGACAGTAAAAATGGTGGTGGCATCCACGCAACCACTTTTAGTATATAACAAAAAAAGCC